GTCACGCCTTGTTCACGACCAGAGAACCTCGCACAGATTCGCAAGTCCATCCCCTCTGCCCTTACGTGGGTGGTGATGATGGATGCCTCTACCGACCATAAAGCACCAAGCGGTGCAAGCGTAACCCACTACTCAACCCGAACAGGTAGCTGGGGAAACCCATTGCGCAACGAGTTCCTTGACCTATACCAAGACCAGTTCACCGAGAACGACTGGGTATACTTCTTGGATGATGACAACATCCTACACCCAAAGTTCATCCAGCAGCTTGAATCGCTCCTGCATCTGGATGCTGGCATAGTCACTTGGGGGCAAGAGGGAAGGCTACGCCCTACCGACCAACCAAGAATCGGAAACATAGACACCGCATCGTTTATGTTCCGACCTACAAAGACCAACAAGCTACGCTTTGAAAACATCTACGAGGCCGATGGTATGTTCGCACAGGCAGCAACAAGGCTAACCAATCTTATCTGCGTAGAGGCGTACCTTTGCTACTACAACGCCCTGCGATGAAGAACCACACCAAAGTCTACCTCAAAGGGATGGGCTACGACACCACCGACTGGATTCCTTGCGAGGTATGCCAAGCACAGGCCGTAGACATCCACCACATAGAGGCACGTGGTATGGGAGGGAGCAAAGAGGCGGACACCATAGAAAATCTAATGGCTCTATGCAGAACGTGCCACGTAGCATACGGTGATATAAAGGAATACAAAGAGCGTCTGCAAGCAACACACAACCACCACCTATCTAAAAGAGTTATTTAATTATGAAACGAGTACCCATCTCGCAGGTTATCCCTAACCCCACCAACCCACGCATAATCAAGGATGACAAGTTCAAGAAGCTAACGAAGTCTATCCAAGAGTTCCCTGAAATGCTTGAGCTACGCCCCATCGTAGTGGATAGCAATATGGTGGTGCTTGGAGGGAATATGCGCCTGAAGGCTTGCATCGCAGCAGGACTTAAAGAAGTGCCTATTATCGTAGCGGATAACCTAACCGAGCAGCAACAGGCGGAATTCATCATCAAAGACAACGTAGGCTTCGGAGAATGGGATTGGGACTTACTTGCCAATCAATGGGATGTAGAAGCGTTAGAGGATTGGGGGCTTGAGCTTCCCTTTGACAATACGCCCGTACTTGAAGCAGAGGAGGATGACTACGAAGCACCAAGCGAAATAAAAACGGACATCGTATTAGGTGACCTGATAGAGATAGGCCAACACCGACTGTTGTGTGGGGACTCTACCGATAGCGACCAAGTGGCTCGGTTGATGAATGGGGAGAAGGCTGATATGGTATTCACCGACCCACCTTATGGAATTTCATACAAGAGTAATTGGGCATCAAAAGAAAGAGAGCGTTTTGATGAAATTAAAAACGACAATGTTATTTTGGATATATTGCCGTCAATTATTTTATTATCAAAAAACAATATACATTGGTACGTTTGGACATCGCATCAAGTATATCCAATTTGGCGTGATAAATTCAATGAATACTACAAGAGTACAATCATTTGGAGCAAGAAGTCAGGAGCGATGGGTGATTTAAGTGGTGATTATGTTGTCAATTATGAAATGGCATTGTTCTGTCACTATGGGAGAAAAACTTTAAATGGTAAACGAGAGAGTGCCGTTTGGGATTTAACAAGAGATAGTGGACTTGATTATCAGCACCCCACTCAAAAACCAATATCACTATCTGAAAAGGCAATAATCAACTCAAGTGATAAGAATGATTTAGTTGTAGATATTTTTCTCGGTAGCGGTTCAACAATGGTAGCAGCACACCAACTCAACCGCAAGTGCTATGGTATGGAACTTGACCCGAAATACTGCCAAGTGATTGTAGACCGAATGCACAAACTTGACCCATCACTTGAAATCAAAATAAACGGCAAGCCGTATGGACAAAACTGAACAACATAAAAGAGCAATGCTTGATGCACTTGAGAAGTCATTAGGCGTTGTTACAGCCGCTTGCAAGGCCGTAGGCATAGGACGTACCACTCACTACCTTTGGATGCAGGAGGACGCAGAATATAAAGCAGCAGTTGAAGGGCTATCAGACGTTGCCCTTGACTTCGCAGAAAGCCAACTGCACAAGCAAATCAAAGACGGCAACTCAACCGCCACCATCTTCTTCCTCAAGACAAAGGGCAAGAAGCGTGGGTACATAGAACGCCAAGAGGTAGAGGTAGCATCAGGCAAGATGTTCCAAATAGAGGTGCTTGGGGAAGATTCAGACCAATAAGGTATTCAACCACCTCAAGCGCAGCGACAAGAAGATTGTCGTTGAGCAGGGCGGTACTCGGAGTGGGAAGACGTATAATATCCTGCTTTGGGTAATTTTCTATTATACCGACCAACATACGGACAAGACCATCACGATATGCCGTAAGACCTTTCCATCACTACGGGCTTCGGTGATGCGTGACTTCTTTGATATCCTGCGTAGCCACGACCTATACCGAGAGGAGTACCACAATAAGTCAAACCACGAATACTACCTCAACGGCAACCTTGTAGAGTTTATTAGCCTTGACCAACCGCAGAAGATACGAGGCCGTAAGCGTGACCTATTATACATCAATGAGGCCAACGAACTAACGTATGAGGATTGGCAGCAGCTCATCCTGCGTACTGAAGGCAGGGCAATCCTTGACTACAACCCATCTGATGCGTTCCATTGGATATACGATAAGGTTGTTCCCCGTGATGACTGCGACTTCTTCCAGACCACGTACATTGACAACCCGTTCCTTGATGCAAGCGTAAAGGCAGAGATTGAACGCCTAAAAGAAACCGATGAGGACTACTGGCGCATCTATGGCTTGGGTGAGCGTGGTATGAGCCGTGCCACCATCTTCCAGTTCGGAGCAGCAGACGTACCCACCAACGCAAGGCTCTTGTCAATGGGGATGGACTTCGGCTACACGAATGACCCTACTGCACTCGTAGCGGTATACGAAGTAGATGGATGCCTATACCTTGATGAGCTACTCTACCAGACAGGGCTAACCAACAACGACATCGCCAACGTGCTTACCTCGCTGGGTGTTGACCGAAGGAGTGAGGTGTATGCCGATAGCGCAGAACCAAAGTCTATTGAGGAGCTATACCGCAGGGGCTTCAACGTAAAGCCCACCGCAAAGGGTAACGATAGCGTAAACGCTGGCATTGACATAATGAAACGCTACAAGCTATTTATCACACCACGCAGCAAGAACCTTGAAAAGGAGCTGCGCAACTACAAGTGGACAGAGGACAAGAACGGCAACCTGCTGAACAAACCCATTGATGCATTTAACCACGCTATTGATGCCGCACGATACGCTATCTTTAGCAAGAAAAACAACCCCAACTTCGGGCGATATTCAGTACGATGATTTTTGTAGCAGGCCAACAAGGTGGCGTATTCTACCACCGACTCCAGATACCATACGAAGACCTGCTGATGCGGGGCTTCCTAGTTAAGTTCGGGCAGCTTGATGAGATTGACAAATACAAAGACGTGATGACTCACCTCGTGGTCAATCGTGGCGTAAGCTCGAAGAACCACCGAGCATTCAAGGCGATGCTGCTCAAGAACAACATCAAGCTCATTCTTGATATTGATGACTGGTGGGTGCTACCTCGTAGCCACGCCAACCGCAACGCTCAGAAGACCCAAGACATCATCTGGACTTTGAAGATAGCGGATGAGATACATACGACCAACGCCTACCTCGCTGAGAAGATTCAGAAGGAGAATCCGTATGTCCCCATCTGGGTACTGCCAAATGCAATCGACACCCGTAGGGGGCAATGGGAAGACATTGATAAAGAGGAAGGCTTTAACGTAGGTTATATGGGTGCATTGCACCACGATGAGGATTTGACCTACAATCACATCAATTTAGCAGGGTTGAACTCTTACTCCATCCCATACTACAAAGAGCGTCTAAACGCCTCTAATGAGTTCGAGAGGGCTGACTGGACTGACTACGGCAAG